ATTAAACTGCTGGCGGAAAATACTTCCTATACAGGTTTAGACTGGAAAGAAGTAAACGAAAAATGGCGCCTCAGTATGGAAAACGGCACCATCTTAGATAATATTCCCACTATTAACGAAGCGTGGCGCGCGAAAATGCGGCAAAAGTGGCCCTCCGATATGGAACGCTCAGATGATGACTATCATTATTTGGAGAACTTTTATAATGACCTTTGCACTACTCAAAACCTCGTAAGCGCTACCCAACGCGACGACGCAAAGCGCCTATGCGAAGTGGGATTACTGGCTACTCAAAAAATTCGCGCGGGCCTTGACGCAAAAAATGAAATGGCAATTTATCACAACATCGTCAAAACTGAAGGCTTTGAACCAAAAAATGCAAAAAACATTGGCGACTTTGACAGCGTTGGCGAACTTTATACTTGGCTCGAAAAACGTGGATGGAAACCTAAGTGGCACACCGAGCCGCAAGACAGTGTAGACTTTACAATCAGAAACATTCAAAAATATTTACAGCGTCTTGTCCTAAATGAAGGCTCCATTGGCGACCAAGTAGAGAACCGCCGCAAACAACTAGAACTTGCTAATAAAATGGAAGAAGAATATGTATACGATGATTCTTCTGAAGAAGTGGAAATTGAATACGAAGGTGCGGCCGAATTGGAGGATGATTTCGATGACGATGATGCCCTCAATTAACGAACAAGCCTCCCACCCTATTTAGGGCGAATTAAAAGAAGGTATACCAGTAGAGAAAGGAGTAGTAATTACTTAGGACTTTTTAGAAAAGAATGAGAAACTATTTTAGGACTATAATAGATACTTTATGTTATATCCTGACCTCTTCTTAGATACAATCGCAACTAAAAATTGTCCTATTAAGTTTTATTATTATTAGAGAATTTTATTACGCGCAATGATGCGTTATAGGTATTTCTTTGGCACCTTTACTCGTGCTACATCTAAATCCTTTTTGGCAATAATGTCTTGCTATTTATCTTGTATGTTCTTGCCGCGTTCTAAACGATTTGTAGTATCAGAGTTCAAGAAATCTTCTCTTGCCATTGTTAAGTCTAAGTTAGAAGAAATTTGGACTTATTGGCCTCTTCTAAAAGCAGAAGTTTTAACTCAACATATGTCTACAGACTACATTGAACTTATCTTCAAAAATGGTTCTGTATTCCAAATCCTTACCTTAGGAGCCTCTTCCCGTGGTCAGCGTGCTACGGGTGGCGTAATGGAAGAAGCAGCCCTTATCGATGGCACCGCTCTTGCTGAAGTAATAATCCCCATAAATTTTCATTGTGGCTTTGCCGCATAAAAGGCAAAGAAAATGCTCTTAACTGCTGGAAACCCCTAAAGCTACCTATACCTAACTCCAAGGTCACGAAAGTAGAAACAAATAGGTAGATGGAATATGGCGAAAGCCTAAGTTCTACTAATGGGCAATCAGCAACCAAAATGGAGGTAAATATTTATGTCAATTATTTCTCAATAGGAATTTTCCGAACGCATTAAAACAACTTTTCCCACGGCAGTCTTTACTATATTGGAATATAGTGGAGTGCGTTATCCTATAACTATTAAGTGCGAACGTTGTGGCCTTATAAGAACTGTTAAAAGCGCATATAATATTTTAAAAAAACAAAAATTCTGCCCTCGTTGCGATGGTAAGCGAGTTAATGAATTTATTGAATTATGCGAAAAATATCAAATAAAAATATTAGAGTATGGAAAATCAATTAAAGAAAACACAACTTTACAATGCTTAAAATGTAACGGCATCTGGGAAAAAAGTATTGGTAATGCCACTAATAAAAAACAAATAAACTGCCCTTTTTGCTCTAGCAAAAGTCCAGCACATAAACATATTAATTATTTAAAACGTATAGAAGAACGATATGGAGAAAACGAGTATGAAGTCTTGGTCGAAGATTTCATTGGCACTGACAAAATTCCTATTCGTCATAAGTGCGGTTTTATATTTAAAACAAGAATTAACGATTTCTTGAAAAGTCAAGGATGCCCCAGATGTGCCCCGCGACTAAGTAAAGGAGAAAAAGCTATAATTGACTTTTTAGAGCAAAAACAAATCCCCTATGAATTTCAAGCAAGCATCCCTGAAACTCATTAGCGTTTTGATTTTTTAATCAACAACTATATCGCTGTTGAATATCAAGGAGAATAGCATTTTAGAAATACTTTTGGAGATGAAAAAGCTTTTCAGACAACTTTAGCTAATGACGCTAAAAAGCGTGATTATTGTAAAAAAAATAATATCGATTTACTCGAAATTTCCTATAAAGACTTCAATAAAATTGACAAAATACTTACCGATTTTTTGGCTCAACGACTATCCCAAAAGGGAGTAGAGAAAAATTAACGACTTTTCTCGAAACAGAGCACACGCTAATGCGTGAAGATATAGTCTCAACTTCGTATGAAAATACGAGCCCTATGGCCCCAAGTGGGGTAAAGATATTTGGATGAATATTCCGCGAATGACAGCAGATGGCGGCCAGAACGACGAAGAACCTCATTCATAGTAGATATATATCACGAGCGCTGGCTCAAAGAATACTTTTGCTTACGAACGTTTAATAGAATTAACTACCTTAGCCGTATTGGAGCCTGAAGATTACTTTATTTGCGGCGCCAGCTACGAATTACCATTACGATATGGCCTATTTGATAAGAAAACTATTCAAGACCAAAAACTTTCCAGTTCATTCTCCAGCGATGGTTTTGCTCGTGAATCTATGAGTATATGGACTGGCGGTTCCTCTGATTCTTGGTTCAATGCCAAAAAGTTAGAAAAATCACGCGCTCTCTTACATTGCGAAAAAAAATATAACCTTACTCAAGATCAAGTTAATAAGGGTTGGTTTTATTTAATGTCAGTTGACGTCGCAAGATATGGCGAAAACGATACCTCTATCTTTGTATTTAAAGTCAAACCTCGTGATGGCGGCTGGCGCAAAGAAGTGGTATTTACACAAAACCTCACTAAAATGAACCTTTTAGCCTAGGCCGCGCACATCAAAGGACTAGTAAAAGAATATAGACCAAAAGAGGTTGTAATCGACGGTAATGGCGTTAAAATAGCACTTAGCGCCCTTATAGCGTAAGCTATTTGAAAAACTCTCTGAATTGCTGGGAACTCCCTCTGGGACAATCAGCAGCGAAGCAAGAAAAATAAAGCTTTTATTGGAGGCTTAAATATTATGGAAAAATTATTCCCAATTACCTATTCTAAATATGATTTGAAGTATGATTATTCTTTAACTGAGGATGGAAAAGTATATAGCCACTTTAGCAAACGATTTCTATCTACACATCTTGATAGATATGGATATGAAAAAGTGCGATTAATTTCAAAAGATAATAAACGTCATACTTATTCCGTTCATCGTCTAATGTTGGAGAATTTTTCCCCTCGTAATGATATGGATACTTTGTAGGTTAATCATATTGACGGCAATAAATTAAATAATCATATAAGTAATTTAGAATGGGCCACTTGTTCTGAGAATGTAAAACACGCTTTTAATATTGGTTTAAAAACCTAGCGTGGTGAGAATAATAATCTAAGTAAACTGACTGAAAAACAAGTTTTAGAAATAATAGATTTATTATTATCAAAAAAATATTCTGGTGCGGAAATCGATAGAATGTATGGACTATGTAAAGACTACGCAAATTCTATTCGCCGCCACGAACGATGGGCGTATTTAACTGAAAATATTGATTTTTCTTGAACGTTCAACGACTAGGCGAAAGCCGTAGGGCCAAGCGGCCCGAAGTGGAGAGCCCCATAATATTATGGGTGAAGATATAGTCTAATCTTTACAGTAATGTAAAGCTGGGTAAAATCCCGCGTAAGAATTAGCGACTCTTATGGAATATAAATGTGGTGCCGGTCTAATTGATGCTCTAGTTGTTCCTTCGTATGGCCCAAATGGCGAAACCTATGAACCGCTTTATGTAATTAACGATTAGGACAATTACCCTATTCCTCGCGGCCAAGAGAAAAGTCCTAATGCGGTTATTTTCAATATTAAAGCCAACGCGACAATGAATAGTGAAATTTATTCTAATCTTTACGTTCAAATTAATAGTGGCAATTTATTATTACTCGCTAATGAACGTATCGTAAAAGATAAACTAATGACTACAAAAAAAGGCCAGAAAATGAATTATTTAAGTCGGGAAAAATTTCTTCTACCTTATACCATGACTTCGCGACTTATTGATGAGATGAATAATCTAAAATTAAAAGCCAGTGGCGCGGCAGGGCAAATAGCGGTCGAGCAAATTTCTCGCCGCATTAACAAAGACCGTGTTTCTGCTTTAAGTTATGGATTATATCGTATCAAGTATTATGAAGATAAAGAAGTGCGGAAAAAGAAAACCGGTATTACGGATGCTTCTAAAATGACCTTCTTTTCTTCAAGAAATAAACGGAGGCATTGATAAGCAATGGCGAATGAAAAACCGATTTAGGCTCAGTCTCAAAATGCGGCAAAACCTGGCCGTGATTTAACTGAGTTTGAAAGTTTTGCCAAGAAGGCTGTCAAAGTTCCACAGCAAGTCAATAGTTATAGAGAACGCTATGGCCGCGGTCATTATGGTGTATCTTCTATCGGATTTACTAAGGAAGAAATTCGGTAGATTTTAGAAAGTGGTGACCCGGAGTCCATACGCGAACTATCTAAATACTATAGTCGCTTTAGTGGGACTTATGCGCGCCCCTTGCAATATTATGCGACTTTATTAAATTATGGTTATGTAATTGTTCCGCACTATGATATTGATTCGCGGCCCAAGAAGATGAAGCCGGCATACAAGAAGATTTCTAAGTATATTAAAGATATGCACTTGGATTATGTATTGCCAAAGATTAATTTAACGGTTTTAGCAGAGGGTATCTATTACGGGCTTTTGATAGAAAGCGAAGGAGAAAAACCTGCTTTTTATAAGTTGCCTGCCCGCTATTGCCGCAGCCGATTCTTGGATGCCGATGGATTGCCAATTTTAGAATTAAATCTCTCATATTTTGACGCAGTAGCATCTAATGATATTGAGCGTAAATTAATTCTAAAATTATTCCCTAAATATGTTTAGGCACTATATCTAAATAAAAGAAATAAAGAATTCTGGGCGGAAATTCCCGCAAGCGAAGGCGGACTTTGCTTCTTCTTCAATGAAGACCACACTCCGCCATTTGTATCCGCAACTATCGCGGCGCAAGAATTAGAACAAGCGCGGGAACGCGAAGCACGCCACGATGAAAATGAATTAAGGAAGTTATTAATTCATAAGCTACCTATTAATAAAACTGATGGGGAACTATTATTTAGTTTGCCAGAAGCAGAAGTATTACACGAAAGTGTGTGTAATATGCTGGCGGAAGATGATACAATTGATGTTATTACCACCTATGCTGATATCAGTTTAGAGAACGTTTAGGATACCGAAGCAAGTGCCTCTTCTTCTGCTACACGTTTGAAAAAATATTTAAATAGTGTATATGATGATTTAGGAACCTCTTCTATAATTTTCAACGCCGACAGCGGCTCCACCGCTTTGACTTTCTCAATTAAGAAAGATATCTCTCTTATGTTTGCTTGGAGCCATCAATACGAGTTGGCGATTAATAGTTTCTTGCGGCGTAAGGCTAAAAATGATGCGCTTTATTTCTCAATCAAACTATTACCCACTTCTTCTATTTTCCGCAAGGAAGATGTAGATATGTATCTAAAAACTGCGCAATATGGTTATCCGAAACAAACCGTTGCTTCTGTTATTGGTTTGGATATTATCGATTTGGCGCAAATCACAGACTTCGAAAATAATGTGTTACATCTAGAAAAATCTATGGTGCCGCTACAATCTTCTTATACAACTTCCGGAAAAGAAGAAAAATCTTCTGACGGGGAAAAAATTCCAGAGAAGACCACCTCCAATCCAAACTTAAGTGATGAGGGCGGTAGACCACAGAAAAATATTGAGGAACGCTCCGACAAGACTGATAAAAATCTTGAGGGCGCAACCTAAGGAGTGGAAAAAATGGAACGTAATATACCGTTTCGCTTTGACATCTCCTTTGAAGAAGGAGGGCTTTTACCAACTTCGGACCCTGAGTTATTTCAAGGTAAAGTAAGGGTTTTTTATAAATACTCTAATCGCAATGGTAGTTATATTACTGACGAGTTCGCTGAAAAGTTAGCAAAATCTGCTTATAACAAACCTGTGATTGGATATTATGATGCTATGCGTGGCGATTTCTTAGGGCATGAGGGGCCTGAATTAGCCAAGGCATATGGCTTCGTTATTCCTAATAGTTTAACTTGGACCGACCACTTGGACGAAGATGGCGTGACTAGAACATATGCTACTTACGATGTTTTGGTCTGGGCCAAATATTGGCAAGAAGCTTCAAAGCTTTTTACAAAAACCCAAAGTATGGAAATTGATCCAGAAACTGTTCGTGGAGAATGGCGCATGATGGATGATAGTCCCTTTGAAGAATATGTATATACCGAAGGGGTTATGGCTGGTCTTTGTATCTTAGGTGATATGAAAACTCCTTGTTTTGAAGGCGCGGCGTTCTTCTCTATGAATGATGATAGCTATATTGAATTTACTAAAGCTATTAAAAATTATTTCTCTAATGGAGGTAAGGACGCTATGCACGTAAAAGTAGCTGGTTTAGAGCACGAACATTTCGAAGTTATTTGGAATGCTCTAAATCCTAATTTTAGCGAAGAAGGCGCCTACTCTATTAACCTAATTCCTTGCGAAATTACTGAAGAGCATATCTTTGCCCTATCTTGTGAAAACGCGGGCCAGGTTAATAAGTATTCTTATTCTTTTGATGAAGAAGGAAAGTTAGTTATTGCTGAAGAGTTCGAGGTAATCAATTACAAAGCACAGGTTGCCGAGTTTGAAGCCGCGCGCTCTGAAATGGATACTAAGCTAACTGACGCCCTAAATACTTATACAGCACTAAAAGATCAGTATGACACTTTAGTTGCTGATAAGGAAGCCCTTCAGGGCCAGTTCAACGCTCTACAGGAAGAGCTTAACACCTTAAAGGCAGACTTTGAAGCTAAGCAGCAAGAATTAAATGCTAAGCAAGATGAGTTCAATGCCCAGGCCGCGACTTTAGTTGAAAAGGATGCGACCATTCAACAGTATTCTGATACTATTACAGAATATGAAAAGAAAGAGAAAGAAGCTATTATCAACAAGTTCTCTGCTTGTATGCCTGCGGAAATTCTACAGAGCATTACTGATAAGAAGGATTCTCTAACTATTAAAGAGCTTAATACAGAGTTAGCACTAGAGTATACTAAATTCTCTATGGCTAAGGAACAGAAGCAGGAAGTACATATTCCGCAAGAGCCTGCCGAAGAACCAACTTTGTTTAAGATTTTAAAAGCCTATAAAAAGTGATAATAAATGGAGGTAATCATTTATGGCTCGTTTTATGATTGATAAGTACGGCGTCCTAGAAATGAATCGCGCCGAGTATCTAAAGACTGGCATGATCGTCTCTCAGAGCCCCCTAAGTGCTGAGTTCACTGAGGCCGCTCCTTGCGAGAATGGCATGTGGGTAGACGCCAATAAGGCCAATGGCGAAGTTCGCCTAATTTCCGATGCTACCAAGATTTTTGGTATCGTTTACACCGCTGAGAAGGATTTCACCGGCTGGCGTCCTGCTCTAAAGTGGCACTCTCAGAAGGCCGGCGAGTATCCTCGTGTTGGCATTCTAAATGTTGGCGATACTTTCACCACCAACACCTTTAGCTATAATTTCGCTTCTGAAACTGTTGCCGAACAGCGTCAAGAACTAGCTGATGCTCTAGAAGCTGGTCCTCTATATGTTGTTCCTACCATTGGTGAAGGCGCCCCCACTGTAACTGCTGAAGAACCCGCCGAAGGTCCCTACGCTCAGGTTGTAAAGCTTTACACCGTTCCCGCTGGCACCCCCGGCATCAAGTACGTAATGATGCGTGTGTAATGGAGGGAAAAGAAAATGAATCTAACTATTAAACAGCTATTAGATTGCGCCATGGGCCGCAATATTCCCGTTGAATTTGCCAACGAGAACATTGATTACGAAGCCGCTCTTCGTGATGAAATTAAGAAGCTAGTTGGTACTTATTCTCTATATCGTCGTAATAAGTATGAACTATTTGACCTACTAGCTCAGAATGCTGAGGAAGTTCTACCCCGCAAGGTTCTAGAGCTAATTGGCTCCTTTGCTGAGGTTTCTCAGTATGGTAATAACGATCGTCTAGTCTTCAAGGTAAAGCGTGGCGCCCAGCGTGGTCGTCAGTTCGTAACTCGTGCTACCAATTCTGGTGTATACGAGACCTTCCGTTTAGACTATGACTACATGGAAGTAGAATCCCACACCATTGGCGGTGCTGGTATCATCGACTTCGAGCGCTACCTAGATGGTCTAGAGGATATCGCTGAGATTTATGAAATCATCCTAGATGGTATGATGACTCAGATTTTCCGTGAGATCCAGGGCTGCTTAGCCGCTCAGTGGAACAACACTGGCCGTCCCGCTAACAACAAGGTTTCTGCTAACACCTTCGACTATCAGAAGATGGCTCAGCTAGTGCAGGTTGTAGGCGCTTATGGTGCTCCTGTAATCTACTGCTCTGCTCTATTCGCTTCTACCATGCTAAATGTTGTTGCTACTCCAGATGGCTATAAGGTTTCTGATAGGGAAATCGACGAAATCCGCGAATACGGCTACATTGGTAAGTTCGCTGGCGCTCCTGTCGTTGTAATCCCCAACTCTTTCGAGGATGACAGCAACGAGAAGCTAGTCTTCGACCCCCGTTTTGCTTATGTAATTCCTGCTGGCAAAGAGAAGCTAGTAAAGGTTGCTCTAGTTGGCCAGACCATCATCGATGAGTGGAAGAATACTGATCGTTCTATGGAAATCCAGGGCTACAAGAAAGTTGGTGTTGGTATCGTATCTGCTCCCAACTATTGGGGCATTTACTACAACTCCGGCATCGATGCTTGGGGCCATGACGAGATTCAGGCTTAATTATAGTTTATAACGGGAGGAAGGACTTCCTTCCTCCCAATATAATAAAGGAGTTAAAGGAGAATATTTATGAGTAAAGTAAGGATTAAGAATACTAGCGGCTATCGCATTAGTATTATTTTGGATAACGTTCGTTATCGTCGTGATTTAAACCCCGGTCATGAAACTACAATGCCCGATGACGTTTTTGAAGAGTTTAACTATGATAATGGTTGCCGCAATTATGTGCGCAATGGCTTTATTAAAGTTATTACAGATGACGCGGAAGTAAAGGAAGCAATGCCTGAAATTCCTAAGGACATTGATGTTAATGCTGAGGATTTAGTGACTAAAGGCACTGTACAAGAATTAGCGCGTATTTTAAAAGAAGCTTCTCCTGCAATGAAGGATAAGATTATCGCGGCAGCCATTAAGTTCTCTATAATGGATGCGCCCCGAGTAGCATTAATCAAAACTCATTGTGGCGTAGATGTACTACAGGCTCTAAACTTACAGCGCTCTATGAATTAAGGAGGT